GCTGCAACAGCAAGCTGGTTGCGCTGGTTGCCTGAGAGTGATGGGTGTGCAGATGAGCAAAGTGCTGCACCGTCGCCGATTGGGCTACCTGTGCTGAACGCATTGTTCAGGATTGAGGCAGCTTTAATCTGCTTGGTCTGGGCCATTGAACGGGCCAGAGCCTTGGTGTAGCGAGATGCCAGACGGTCGTACAGGTTGTCTTCAATCGCTTCTTCAGTGATTGAGAACGCCAGTGCGATTGTCTCGTGAGTGTAACGAGCAGTGTATGTCTCTTGAGCATCGTCAAAAGTGATGGCTGCGCCTTCACCTTTGGTTGGTGCTGTTGAGAAGCCACCGAGCATTACTTCCTCTTCAAATGCACGATCTGAAGACTCTTCGTCGAAGATTTCAGCGTGTTCATTTTCGTAGCGATCATACTCAAGTCCGAACAAGGCATTTAGGCCGGGCTCAAGCTCTTTCGCAAGTTGTGCGCGAGAAATAGCCATTTTCTATCCCCTTCCTTAAACGCCAGTTGACGCCGCAGTGGTCTGCGAGTCAAAACGGCTGATGGTTGCGTTGAAATGTGCATTCAAACGAACAATCAAAGGAATGCCAGCAGCGGTGTAATCGCTGTTAGCTTCATCATCCATGATTCCTACAATCCGCAACGGCAAAGTTGCTGTTACGGCGATTGAAGACACGCTAAGCGCACCATTGGCTGAACCAGTGTTGGTCGAACCAGTACGTGCAGATGTGCCAAGAGATGCGTTAGCAAACACACCGGCCAGTGCAGTTGCACGGTCAGTTAGTGATGCGTCAGACGCAACTTTGAACAGTTGGTTAGGGTTGTCAGCAACAAACGCCTTTACAGGGTAGTTGGTGTCAACACTTACGGAACCAGAACCCGGCCAGTAGTTCAGCCAAACAGGCTTCTTCTGGACTGAGTCGTGGTATTGAACGCCCATCAGGACACCAAGAGCCGGGGTTGTGCCGCCGCTTGTCGCGCCAGCATGATCAATAACACCTGCCGCCGTAGGGGTGACAATAGCGTATTGATAAATGGCATTGGTGTTGTTGGATGCGATTTCGTACTCGGTTACACCGGTAGAGTTAGCACCACTTCCAACAAGCCCGATAGGACGAAGACCATAGGCAGTATTTGCATTTGCCATCGGATTTTTCTCCTAATCAGGACGGCCCTTATCTTTGTGGACCGCCAAAGGTTACACGAGATTGACGATCAGGTTTAGTAATCGTCATGGTTGAATGAGCATTCTCGCGCATCATATCGTGATCCACGGCTTGCATCTGGTCAGCATTTCTCTGATCGAAATATGCCTTCCGTTCTGCAACCGTTTCCAACGGTATGCGGGCAAGAATAAGTCCACCTACTCCAAACACACCTTCGTATTTACCTGAGTCAACTACCGGGGCCTCAAAGTCAGGGTACTCATCCTTACGAACCAGTTCCCAGCCTTCGCGCATTTTTGCGCTGACGTTTTTAGTATCGTCAAAACCACGGGTTTCAGCCCTGATCCAACGATGCTTAAAACCATCCGGTGCAGGCGGTGCGTCCAACATAGACGGGGGAGCCCACGGCTTACGCCTTGCCGTCTTCTCCCTAGATTGATTTGCGCGAGAAGTACGTTTGACAGTACCTTCAAACATTTCGTTTTGTTCTTCAGCCATCTCTGTTACTCCTTCACGTATTTCGCGTATTCTTCAAGCGGCACACCCAATTTCTTCGCTATTGCGACTTGGCTAGGGGTGAGTCTAACCTTTTTCCCACTACTGCGCCCAGTTGTACTGCGGGATACGGAAGCAACCGTCTGAGCGGGCCGTTTGCTACCCCCGTTAAGCTTGTGCGGGAACTCGCCCGCCATGCGCCTATCTAGTTCAGTATAGTAGTCATCGGACTGCGGGTCAAATCCTTCGTCCTCTACTAGCTTTTTATGTATGCCAAAAGCGGCATATGTCATCGCCTCATCATCGCCAAACCAGCTATTGCGCTGTGCCCATTTCTCCGCTTTCGGGTCAGGACGGCGCGGCTGTTGCTGCGGCATCGGCTGATTTACACGAGCTTCCTGCTGGGCTTTAGACTGCGCGGCATAACGCTCCTGCTGGACTTTAGCCTGCTGAGCGCGGTCATTTTCAATAGCCAGCTTCGTAATCTTACGCTGAGCCTCAATAACCCCGTTAGTATCCCCCATTTCAATCGACCGTGCAAGTTCTTGCTCGGCGGTTGCCATCTGGGTCTCAACACGGCTGCTATATTCGGAAACATAGCTGCTATCCAAAGCGTCCATGCGGTTTTTTAGCTGCTGAGCTTCTGCCTGAACGCCTTGAGCGTATTTCAACGCTTCCTCGCGCTGACGCTCCGCTTCACGCATTTTCTTTGTCAAGCGGTCGATACGCTTCTGGGTCGCGTTCTCGGCTTTGTCAAAATTATCATCATCTGACGACGCATCCATTGCGTCATCATTAGCAGAGGCTTCTACATCAACCTCGGCTTCTTGAACGTCGTCCAAATCCAGTTCAATCTGGTCGTCTTCGAGTTTTTCTTTTGCCATTATTCACTCCTAGAAATGCAAAATATCTTCAGGTTCGTTTATCCGCGCCAAGATTTCGTCATCGTTCAAGATACGAACCTCGCCGCCATCAATCTTAAAGCGTGACCCAGCATAACGGGCGAACATCACCCAGTTACCCTGCTCACACCACGGACCAGACGGAAACTTCTCCGCGTCCTTGTAAGCCAGTGGCCCTACTTTGAGGACATAGCCAACCTGTGTAGATACTGTCTGCTCCTGAACCACTACATCTGGTAGGTAAATACCGCCATCGGTCTTACCCTTCCCCCTGTATGGCAGAATGAGCAAACGCCAGCCCGTTGGGTCCGGCATCCTTTCTAAGAGAGACCCGCCGATTTTTTCGGGGTCTAATGCTTTGTCGGTAACATCGGTGTATGCTGATGCGAGGTTTGCGACTCCCTCAGATACACCTTCAAGATCAACTTTTTGCGCTTCAGTCATTGCTTCGCTCCTGTTTTTCTAGCAGGCCCTTGAGTTCCTGTTCCACGTGATCTAGGGATTTTAAGTTTCCCATAAGCTCACGATACTGCTCTATGTTCTTGACGTTGTCATAAATCAACAAGTCTTGAACTGCCTTCCGCCGCTCTTTAATTATCCGAAAAGCAGCTTCAGCAAAGTATATCTCATCCACTTATATATCTCCACATTAAATCTGATATTCTTTTATACCATTTCTAATGCAAAGTCACGAGTTTCTTGGTTCCGGCGGAGCCAACCCCTGCCGAATGTCGAATAAGTCCGCAGGCTCTTGTAAAACGCCTCGCGCTGCTCCGCTACAGACTTAACGATGTCCTCTGCGGAAAACTCCGATACTGCTTCCAAAGTCTTCGGGCCAATGGCACCGTCCTGTGCAGCCATAACAGCCTTCTGTAAAGCTTTAGCCGCTCTCGACGGCCCGCTGTTCACGGCCCAGTCAAAAACGCAGAAATCAACGCCGTTTGGCAAATCGTCGCCCTTGACCTTGTCCCAGTAGCCCTGCTTGTAAATCAACTGCACGTGCTCATCAGGGATGTTTTTCAATTCATCTACGTCTTCCAAGGGCCTGCCCAAAAATTCTGAGTAAGTCTTGTGCGTGATGCCCTTGTTCGTTGCTCCGCCGGGGTCTTCCGGATGGTCAACAAACCCGCCTTCGTGCTCTAGCACCTTCTCAAGGCTTTTGAAGAAATTGGCTTCCATTAGCGACCTTTCATATATTTGCTCACAGCGCGGTTCCCGAACCAAAATGACATGATTGCGGCAAACAGGCCTTGAGTCTCCGGAGTCCACATAAGCGTCACGGCGTCTTTCCAATCGCCTCCAGACTCCAATACTTTCACAATAATCACGACTTCCGTCGCGGCGAACATCAAGAAGAAGGCATAAGTAATAACAGGCCTAACACTACCGCGAAGAGCGTTGACAAATCCGCCAGCGTCAATGCTTCTATCATGCTCATAGATGCCCTTCGTCTCGGCTATATCCGCCTGCTTGTCTAATTCTTCTAATTTCAGCGCGGAGCGTTTCTCCATCAACTCGGCTTCCATCTTCATGGTTTCGAGCTTCTGTTTGTGCTCCTGACCGGCTTTGAAGAAATTCAGAACTTCCGGGAGAAAGCTTGTCCCAAAGCCCAGTAAACTCCCAAGCAAACTCATCATTTTCAATCCTCCTCTTCATTTCCGCTATGCGGAGTTTCAGTTCGGCTACTACCTCATCCATCGGTAATCGTAAACCGCACATTCGGATGATCTGGATAATTCACAACGACCTGACCCTCTGGACAATCGTAGTGAATATAGGCAATTAGTGTGGCTTCACCTAACGCCACCTTATCCGGATTATCCAAAGTTATAGAATACGCGAAGGTGTCTACCTTATCCGTAGCAGGTCCCATAAACTTAGTAATAGACGGCGTAGCCTTGTGAACAAAAAGCTCACTGTCACGAACGTCCAAAATAAACTCCGTCACAGTGCAGTCGTCACGGTGCTTTTCTCGCGCAACAGCGACTTTGAACTCGCCATTACGCGGCCCATCAGAAATCTTAAAATGTTCGGGGGCCCATGTCAGAATGGGGTCGTCAAACCCAATTCTATCATACAAAGTGTATCCGCCGCCTATCAGGGCAAATGTGGCAGTAATAATGCCTATACCTTTTGTTATGTTTTCTACGTCTATCAATACACCCTCACCGTATCTTCTGATACATATTTAGGAACACAGTAAGATGTTACTCTATCTTTGGGGTCTAAGTAACTGTAATACCTATAATTTCCATACCTCTTAGCTACTTGTGCCGCAAAATAGTTACAGTCGTCAATACTTCTGAAGTACATATCGTTGCTAACTAACTGCCTACTATCCCCTGTTCCAAGATAAACCAGAAGCAAAAATGCGTGTATCATTCACTTGTTTTCGTGCCCTTGCTGTTGACATACAAACCGAACCAAGCCGCACCGGCACCAACGATTACACTAACAAAACCAGCCTGTGCATTATTCGGCTCCGGCAACGCCATAAACCACTGACAAGTCTGGTAAAACACCACCATGTAGCTCAAAATGAGCAGCCGGGGGACTATGCGCCACGCATCTAGCTTTTCTGGTGTCATATGCTACCCTTCATCCACAATACCCAAAACGCAAAAGCCACCAAGGCTCCGACAATAATTACAGCAACAAGCCCGTAACCCATCATCTCAATCATCTCTTCACGCCTGCGCTTAGCTAGCTCTTCTTGAACCCGCCTTGACTTACGCGCCTCGGCCTGAAATTTCTGCCAATCGTTCCAAAGACCCGGACGACCAGCATAAATCATAAACTGCTTTAGCTGCTCCTCTTGCTCCCGTATCTTTTCCAGAGCCATAAACTCTTCAAGATCAGGAGTATTTACGCCTCTAGCCTTCTTCTTACTGCCTTTGCGTTGTAATTCCTCTTTCGCTGTTACAAACTTTGCTATCGCTTCGCCAGCAGCAGTTAGCTCCCTACCGTTCTGGACGCATTGCTTTATAACGGCAAATGCCGCGTTTGCGGCAGCCAATTCTGCTAACATTTAAGCCCCCAAGCCTTTCTTTTCTACACTCCGCGTACTACCCCGCCTTTTCTCATTTTCTTCGGCTTGTTCTTCCCAGCACTAGATAAAGCAATGGCTACAGCCTGTTTTTGCTTGTAGCCCTCGCCCATCAACTTACTAATGTTCTTGCTAATAGTTTTCGAGCTAGACCCGCCAGCTAAAGGCATCAGTCCCCCCTCTGCTTAATAAACTCACGCTGCATCGCAGCATCAATCCGCTGCTGGGTCTGCCGCTCTTGGCTAGACAACCGCTGCTGGAACTGATCCGCCCGCATCCGCTGACCAGACGCCTCAAGATTGAGCTTGGCTTGGTCATTCTGTGCATCGGCCTGTTCTGCCTGCGCCTTAATCTGAAGCTCCTGCTGTTTAAGCTGAACCAACGGATCAGGGCCTTCACCAGATACCTGTTGGGACATCTGCTTGACCATCTGCATACCCTCGGCAACAAACTGTGCAGTCAAGCCCTCAATAGCCAGCATCTCTTCCTCAGTAGCCGCTTCACCACCAGCCGCCTGACGGCTCTGAATAAACGCTACTGCCGCCTTCTCACGAGCCGCAATCTTCACGTGCTCCATGATGTGCTTCTGCAAAGCCATAGCAATGGCAGGCATACCACCAACCATCGGCGTCGAACCAAAGACCATGTGCGCCATAATGTGCGCCTCATGCTCCTGACCCTCAAACGCCTTCAGCGGTATCATGTCCATCGCATCAATGTTTTCCTGTGCAGGGTCTTTAGGTGTCGGCTCATCGTCAGGAATGCGCTTCATAATCCTGTCCGTATCCCGCACACCAAGAGCCTCATACATATCCTGATACACTTCGTACATATTGTGCATCTCAGGAGCCGCACCAGCTAACTGCAACTTAGTCTGCGCCAAAGCAATCCTCTGCGCCTGACTAAATACATTCGGGTCAGAAATCGGCAATACATCCACGCGGTCATCAAAATCAGTCCGCATCACAGTCGCATCCGCACCCTCTACAGAATACGGATATTCCTGCGGCAAGCTCTCACTCATCACCCGCGCTAGGATTTTGAACTCCTGCCTCATGCCATAGTGCAACCGCTTATGCACCGCACTCATCACACGAGAGCCCTGCTCCAACAAAGCGATAGTTGTGCCCACCGCCGCCTGCTGATTGCCGTCACCGACCTTCATGTCAGTAATCGTGGCAAACCTCTGGCCTGCATCGACCACAAAACCTAGCAAAGCAAACAAGGTCTGGTCTGGGCCTTTGAAGGGCAGCGGCATCAGGCTGTCACGGATAGCCCCTCCGGGTGCGTCCACATCTCTGAACTCTCCGGGCTGAAGCGGGTCATCGTCATCTCTGATACGAAGTCCACGGGCTTTGAAACCCGCAGGGAGGTTGGACAAAGTACCAGCGTCGATTAACTGCCTCAGTGCCGCCGTGGCGGTCCGTGACAGTCCGCCAATGGTGTGAATAAGACCCAATCCATAAAAACCAAAGCCCGGAAGAAACTTGAAATGCACAAAATATTGTATCTTGCGCCGTAACTCGTCCTCTTCCCGGTAATTCCGCCGAATGGACAAAATCTGACCGTTGTCCTGACTAATGGTGACAACATATGGTACTTTAATGCCGGTGGGCTCACCGTCATCATCTACATCTTCATAGCCCTCAATGTCCAAATCAACATGACACTCCAAAATG